GCCCAGGTGGAAAGAGATACTTCTGGAATGCGTTCGCGTCTGTAGAGCGACCCTGGAACGTCACAAGGGTACCGTCGATACCGTACACCGGGATGATCACTCGATTGGCCCAGTCTTGGGCTTTCTCTTCCCCTCCCAGGGTGTAGCTGTACTTCCCATCCTTGCTGTAACGCCACCCAAAGTACTCAGCAAGATCGACACCGAACCCACGCTTGGCCAGATACGTCAGCGTCTTGCCATTGATAGGCAGTGGCCAGCTCTGTGGGATCGCTATCTCATCGGGGTTTTCATCGGCTGGGCGGGCTGTTCTGACCCGTGTGGACTTCCATCCCAGGCTGACAGCGTACTTCTTGAGGGTGTTGATGGTGTCTTTGTGATCTTTGCCGTGTAGATGCCAGATGTAGCTGTACTTGTTGAAGCCGGGTTCACCTGCGCATGACCCATGAAAGCAACTACCCAAACCAGTGTCAGCGTTCAGGTAGACCTTCCAGCTGTTGCCCCCACAGCGAGGGCACTCCTTGATGTTCAGCTGGGTACCGGATCGACCACGAGTGACCTTGTAGTCGACGCTTTCGAAGTTCAGGAAGTCCTCGACGTCAACCATATCCAACAGGTCTTCGATTTCGGAGTCGTCCTTCTTCGCGGCCATGATTACTTGCCCAGGCTATGATCGTGAATGGTGGCCAGCATGAGAAGCATCTGATTCTCGGGAGCGATGACCTCTTCGTCAGCTCCCTGCTCTGCGATCTTCTTGTCCAGGAAAGCAACGGCCGGCGAGTCTTCACCGAAAGCAAGGCGAGCGATTTCGCGGTAGTTGCCCAGAGTTGCGTCCAGACCGATTGAGAGTTTGTTCATTTGACTGTACCTCGTTGACCTGCACGAACTGCGCAGGTGGTTGAATAGCCGGTGTCACCCTTGTACGCGCAGCGAGCGTCAACAGGGTCTACACCGGCAGCGATTGCTTTGGCGATATTGTCGTCGTTGCTTCTGACGCAAGAGACGGGCGCCCATACGATAGCGATCAAGACTACAGCGGTAATGATCCACTTCGATAAATCATCCAGGTCCATAGGGTTCTCTCATGTGAATAAAAAGACTCATGCGTGACATTACACGCATGAGTCTGGGGTTGCTTTGGGTGTGATCAGGAGATTTCGAGGATGCCTGTCATGAAGCGCATCTTGCTGAGGTCTTGGCTGATCTTGAGGGTGAACTCGCCGGCCTGGTTACGAGAGGCTGCAAAGTACAGTCGTGCTTCGCCTTTCACCTTCTCTTCGTCAGTACGGTTGATGGTCAACACCAAGTCAGCGATGCGGATTTTGTTGAAGTCTTCTGCCGCGTGCTCTGCTTTGGCAACGTCCGCGGTGAATCCAGCTCTGTTCGTTTGGGTAGCGGTCAGCACAGCAGCGTTCTCATCATGAGCGATTGCACGAAGACCTAGCCAAACCTGCTTCGATTCGTTGATGTCGTTACCCGATTTGATTTCGGCTGCCATGATGTCAGCGTAGTCGACCACGATGCAGTCGAAGATGATGCCTTCAGCACGGTAGAACTCGATCACCTTGCGAAGCATTGAACAGGTCATCACACCCGATGCGTACTCTACAACCTTCAAAACACCAGGCTTTCGAAGCCCTGCGCGGTCTTTGACGCCTTTCTCGACCTCGTTGTTCTTGTTGTTCAGGTCGCTCATGTCTACGCCGGATACGTTTGCATCCATACGTTCCATGATGATCTTCGCCGCTACTTCGAGTGTCACATAAAGGGTGTTGTAGCCCTTCTGTGAAGCCGCAAGAGCCCAGTGCAGCAGACCCGTAGACTTACCCTTCTTGGCACCGCCCATGATCACTGACAGCTCTTTGCGACCCCAGCCCTGGTGATACAACATCTTGTCCAGCTTGGGTAGACCGGTCGTGATGCCGTCTTTGGTGATCAGTCCTGCTTCCACGTCTCGACGATACTGAGTCCGGGACTCGATACTGTTCCAGTAGTCGTTGTCCTGAACCACAGCCTGCGCTCCTGTTGCGAACGCCTTCTGCATAATTTTTTCAGCTTTCTCATGTTCACCTTTCTCTACCAGTGGAATGGTTTGCATATACGCCGCAGAGATTGCTTGACGCTTGGCAAAATCTGCAACCTTATCAACAGCATAGTCCCGTGCAGCCAGTGGTGCTTTGAGAATCGCACGCAGCGCAGTGACCATATCCGGGACGTCATCGTCACGAATTGCTTTCTGTGCTTTGGCATCTTTGATCAGCTCTGCCCACTCACTGCGCTCAGGGAGTCGACGATACTTCTCGTGATAGTTGGTCGTGATGTGGACCAGTGCAGCCAAGCTACGATCTTCGAAGTACTGAGGCAGAATCAGACCGTCGCATCGACGATAGAAAGCTTCATCACGCAGCACCAGGCCGGCGATCTTCATTTGAAAGTCGGGCTCGAACTCGAAACCTTTCTGCTCGATGGTCAGGCTTGGAAGAGGGGGAATCTTCTTGGCCGTTTCCATGACGGTCATCAGCTCGTCATCGAGGTCCAGGTCTTCTTCAGCTTCCTCGACCATACCCATCTGTCGAGCCATCTGGATCGCAAGACTGTCTTTGATCTCGGATTCATCACTCATGTTCGGCGGCTCCGAACGAGATGATGGCGTGCTTGAAGTAGGTTTGCATACCGACACCTGGGAAGGTCTCGTTGATGGTGATGGTCCAGTTGTCGAACTGGGTGACGATGCCAAAACGTGCCTCGCCTTTCATCATGGTCAGCATGATCTTGGTCTTGTCACGGATGAAGGTCTTGAGAGGAACTTCGTGTCCGTATTTCGTTGTCTTTTTGGGTACGACCGCGGGCTTGTGACGGAAATTAGGAAGGTCGTGTTCAGGATAAAATTCAGACATGGTTGAGACTCGCTGGTTAATGTTTGAGTGAATCAGATTTGAGTATACGCGCTGCTTGAGCGGTAGAAACTAGGCTGAGAGTATTGCCGCACGGCGAAGTAGATCATCACCGGACTTGGGGAACGCGAACAGAACCTGCTCACGAGAGATTTGATTCTTCTCCATGATCGTGCAGAGCACGCCTTCTGGGAGATTGGAACCTTTGATCTTGTTGAACAGGTAGTTGAGGTACTGAATCTGCTCCTGGCCACCGGTGTAGTTGTCTGCGAGGTACGCTGGGTGAGTTGCGTAGAACGAGCTGTGAGCGATCCTCGCAACCCACCGCTCTACGACATACTCCACGAGCGAAGGAAGGCCCTGAAGACGCTCAGGGACGGTTCTGGTGTACATCTGAGAGCTGCTGGGTAAGAAATGCATGCGTGCTTTGTCTGCAAACAGCATCGCGTGCTCACAATAGAAGTCATAAGGGCAGCCGATACGATCAGCCATCTGACGGCCCTTCCAAAAACCTGTGATCGCTCGGGCTTCCAGTTCGAATACGATCGGCTTCTTCAAGCCTTTCATGTTCAGTCCCTTCCAGATGTCTGTACGCCGGCTGACTGCACGCTTGAGAGCCTGTGCATAGCACTCCGCGTAGTGCTGAGTAGCCTGAGAGGGGTGCATGAACCGGTAGTCCCAGAATTTGGTGTCGTTCAGCTCAGCCTCTTCCTCAAGAAGCTTGATCGGAATGTACCGGAGTGCAAGCGCGTCACACTCAAGAGCAGTCCATTCGGAGCCGAGATTCTGATTCATTTGGGAGCGCTCTGAGTGATTCGAGCTGAGATAGTAGTCTTGTGAAGCGAGGGTTTGCAACGTGGATCAGCTTGGTGTCCGCGTCCAACCCTTCCCTATTTAAATAACAACTCTTCTTGTAAGAAGTATTAAAGAAAGGGAAGGGTTGGATGTGGATCAGTCTCGGTATGCCTTCACTACTTCACGAACCAAAGGATCGCGGGTGATGTCTTCCTCGTCGAATTCAAAGCGACCCATGACCCGGGAATCTTTGAAACGGTTCACAGCATCTGCGAGACCATTGTCATCGCCGGCACGGTCGCTTTGACGCAGGTCACCGGCTACGACGACCTTCGAACCTTCACCCAGGCGAGTCAGGAACATCTGCATCTGGCCCTTGGTGCTGTTCTGAGCCTCGTCGAGCAGAACGAAGCTGTTACGGAAGGTCGAACCACGCATCATCATGAGAGGCGAACCGACGATCTTCTTGTACTCGACATACGACTGGACCTTCTTGGCACCCAGCTTGCCTTCCAGAACCTCCAGCGCAGGGCCGATCCAGGCTTTGAACTTCTCCCATTCGGTACCAGGCAAGAAGCCCATGTCTTCGTCGCAACCCACCATTGGACGAGTGATGATGATCCGTTCGATTTCACCAGCTTCGAGCGCTTCGCAGGCCAGGCTCATGCTGATGAAGGTCTTGCCGGTACCAGCAGGGCCTGTCACGAACGCAAGTCGGAAGTTTTCTACCACGTCGATGCAGCGAGCTTGGGATTCGTTGCGAGGCTGAAGCTCTTTGAAGCGAATGCGGTTGGCTTCTGCTTCAAGCTTGCCGTCCACTTCATGCTGGCTTTGCACCAGACCCGGGTATTGCTTGCCCTGTTTGCGGTCAGCTTCACGTTGAACCTGAGCGCGACGTTCACGACGGTTTTGACGACCTTGATTACCGGACATGTGGCATTCCTTACTTCGTGGGCGAAAGGTTCTGGGTCTTCATGCACTCGATGACCTGAATCGAACACACCTTCAGGGCAGATTCCAGGTCATCGACAGCATTTGTCCAATCTTCATTTGTTCTTGGTGCCTCCCGACTTGGGAATTTGCACGGGGTTAGGGCGCACGCTTCCACTTGACCCGTACTGCGTTGGGTCGTTGGTTGCTTTGCGCTCGTAGAGCACCCCGAGATTAGCAGGCACGCTAAGAGCCATGTAGTCACGAACGGCTTTGTCATTTTTGAGGAGCTCCTTCATCGCGTTGCGAGTAGCCAGGTCCTGATCTGCAATCTGACCCTGCATGAGTTTGATGTCAACGCCAATCTGCAAGAGGCCAGAGATTACAGTCTCACGACTGGCAGACCACTTGCGCTCCTGATCGAGAGCTTCGTCGGTGATCTTCTTGGTGTCTTGCAGCGAAGTGATAGTGGCGTCTTGAAGCTTGATCCGGTGCTGCGCCTTTTCGTACAGCAAAGCGGAGCTCAAGCCCAAGACGGCGATCAACAGAACGATGGCGATCCTGATCATTTGAAGGCACTCATGCAGTAAGCTTCTTCTTGGAGTCTACGGTTGTAGACACCATAGCAGTTGTTCTCCCGGATGGAGCAGTCGTAACCACCTGCAAATTTCCATCGAGGGATTTGATGACACGCTTCTTCGAACTTGCCCTGGTTGAGCAGAGAGCGCGCCTGAGACGTCCTGAAGCTCTTCTCACCCACGTTATAAGAGAAGCTCGTGAAAGCGACCAGAACGGGCTCAGGGAGCGTCACAGTGACATTCTTTAGAACCCCTTGCATCGCAATCCAGATATCAGACTTGAACAGAGAGTCACAGGCAGCTTGGGTGTACACCTTGTTTCGAATCACATCGACGCCGGTGTGACCGTAGCAGACAGTCCAGACCTTACCTATATCCTGGTAAGCCTTGAACTCGATACCCTCTTGAGGGGCGATGAAGGAGGCTGCTGCGGTGATAGCGCCAACAAATGCTGCCGCTACCAGTTTTTTATTCACTTCCATTTTTTGCCTCCTTCTTTGCTTTGCGAGCTGCCTGCCAGGCGATCCATTTGTCTCTGACGATAGCCCAGTATTTGGGAACGAGAAGACCGATGGACATCAGAAGATAGACCAGAGTCAGTGTGGTGATCCATTGTGCTGGGGTAAGACCAAACATGACTGCTCCGCTCACGACCGCTGGTGGGGCGATCTTCACACCCAAGCCTTCGAGGGTAATCTCCGCCGTATTGTTCAAGATAGAGGACCTTCAAAGGTGGATGAGATGTGATCTGGCAATAGTCTAACAGGTGAACAAAAATTCACCATAGAAAAAGGCGCCAGCGGCGCCTTGTTCGTATCAGCTTTGTTACGCCAGAGGCGTTTTCTTTCTCATGCCGGCACTGAGGATATCAATGGTCAGACTTGAGGCGATTGCTTCGAGGAAGTACGCACGCACTTCAAACTGGAAAGTGGTGTGCGA